ATGACGGTCTGCACAGCTGGCGATTCCACACCAAAACTATTGCTCAGGGCTGCGTTTGCGGCTTCTTTCGTGAGTTCCGGCGCATCATCCTGTCGCAGCTGGCGCAAAATATTCAGCTCGGGGATTACATCCTGGCCGTACAGCGCCATGGCGTTTTTTTCAAAACGTTCGTGATCCCAGTAAAGCTGCTTGCTTTGGTCGCTGAGCGATTCGAGCATGCCTTCCCAACGCCACTGCAATCCGGCCACCTTGGTCTTTAGCGCGCCAACTACGTCTTGCAGATGCATCAGTTTTTCGACATCTGAGTACTCAGGCACTTCTTGGAGCATTGCCGTTTTGACATTGAAGTCACTAGGTACCTTAGCGGTAACCAATGAGGGCTGAGTTGGTGCCATCTCGTCTTCAATATCAGGATACACAGCGGCCGTTTTGGTGCCCTTAGTCACAGCAGCGTGCAGCCTTGCCACGACCGCGTCGCCGTCCACAGTGTCGAAGTCTACAATGCGGTCTGAGCCATTAGCCATCTGAGCGAATTTCTTTTCGAACGTGCCTACGTTGGCTTTTCGCGCAACACGCAGGATCTGCTCAGCGGACCACCCTTCGGCCTGTGCGTACTTAGCTACAGCGTCTTCGAGCGAGACTTTGTTGTTAATGTGTTCGTCAACACAGCGGCTGGCGAACGCCTCCACTGTTTTATTGTCGAATTTAGCCATTGGTCTGCTGTCCTTAGCGTGAAGTTTAGTCTTTTACGATGGCGTTGAGATCAACACCTGTATCTTTAGGGCTAGATGGCGTTTCTCGAACTTCCAGTGCAATTCGAAGTTCGTTGCTTCCATCACTGCCCGTCTCGCTGAGGCGCTTAATTTCGTGGATTTGTTTGGCAGATCTGACAGCGGCCTCTCCCCATTTAAGGGCTTCTTTTACCGCTTCGTCCGTGATCTTACCACCTCTGTGCGTTACGAACCGGTCCCACATATCAGTCATGGCATCCTGCGTGACTGTCGTGGCGTCTAGCAATGGCCGTTTACCTACCCGGTAGCGCTTGTAGATTTCGTCCGGACCTCGTTGTATTGCTACTTCGTAGTGCAGACGTAGTTCTTCTACAGCATCGAGCTCCTGTACGAATCTGATTTTCGCCATCGTGTGTGGGAACACGGTGGTGTCAAAAAAGAATGTGCGATAGACGTCGAAGACGCGGGAGTTGATGCCGAGGTTGGCTTCGACTTCTACAGGATTAGCGTTAGCGATGACTAGGGCGTTGAGCACGTGTCTGTACTCGGCGTCGTCGTAGATTTCAGCCGCTGTTTGGAAGTCAGCATCTGCCGCAGCTTCTCCTTTTACGTAGTAAAAGTAGTAGCTCGACATGGCGTCTTCGGGCGCGGGCCTGTTCTGTTTTACGAGTTCGAGCACCTGTCGCGGCCTGTGCTCTGGGTGCCGTGTCCGAATATAGAGTGACATGGTTTCAGTATACCGCGTTATTGGGTTTGTTACTGCCCAGCTGCTGTCCGTATTGCTTCAGATCCAGGATGGTATCGCCGAGTCCTGAGAATACGTCGCGCAGATGCTGCTCAGTTTCTTGGTGGGCATCGTTACCGATATTCTCTTTAATCTGGTTCTCTTTGATACCAAAGAGCAACAGGGTTCGCGCGAGGTTATCCAATGCGCGCTCTAGGGTGGGCATGTAGCTTTGGATCGTGGTATTGATGCCGCGCTGTTTGGCTAGCGACGCCACAGCTGCCGCATCAAAGATACCAGCATCCTGCAGCTGTGCCGCGCTGTCGACGTAATCAGGATTGACTTGGCTCTGCAGCGCTTCGGCCGAAGGCTCTTGCTCCGTCGTTACTGGGGGCGGCGGTGGTTCTTGTGGCGGCATAGGCGCGCCGACCGGAGTAACGCCGTCGCTGGGGGGCTGCATACCGCCGCCCGCAGGGGGCTGCATACCGCCGCCCGGCGCAGGAGATGGCACCATGGGGGTCTGCCCCTGCAGCGCGCCGGGACCTGCCGCCATCTGGGCGGCAGCCGCAGGGGCCGCAGCAGCACCGCCGCCTTGGTCGATGAGCTGTGCCCGCTGTTGAACCTCCGTCAGCATCTGCAACATCTGTTGAAGCGCGGCAATCTGACCTTGGATCTGCTGAATTTTTTCGCCCGTTGCGAGATCAATACCGCTGGGAGGAGGCGGGCCTTGCGGAGCCGCCGCCGGGTCCATTGGAGAACCGTCAGGATTCAGCGACTCTCCCGCAGCTGTCTTAGTACTCCAGAGGTGAACCGGTTGATGGTTGCCCACCAGAACCATGGCCTGTGCTACTTTTTGAACAGGCACGTTATAGAGCTCGGCCGCCCGTACAGCCGCACGCACGGCCGGCAACGAAGATCGGTCTTCTCCAACGAAGAACGTACCATCGCTGGCTGCCTTGATAGTGATGCGCTTATCGCCACGGAGCTCAAGACCTTGTTCGATCAGGGCGATGATGTGCCTTGAGTCAACGAGAATTTCCGAGCGGCTAACCGACGTCTTGGCCTTAAACCAGCGGTAGCTCCCGCTTAGCATTGCTGTAGCCTGTTCTCGGCCCTGAATGATCGCGCCCTTAGGCATTCTGTCGTCGAGACGGATTGTCATACCGCCGTAGCGGATCACCGTTACGTTTTTATCGACCGTGACGATGTCGCGAGCGTAACCTGGCTTGAAACCACGTACCTCGAAAGTTGTTGGCGACAGGAAGCAGCCAAACTCTTCGTTCTTAGGCTTCTCGGCCGTCATCTCTTGGATAAAGCGCTCGACATCCTTTTGCAAGAATTCAACGACCGGCGCCGCCAGGATACGGTCAGCGTAAGCGTACCGCCCGTCAGGAAACAACACGATATAGTTGTTCTCAAGTCCCGCGCGTTCTTTAGAGTTTTGCTTGCTTCGCTTCGGATTCCAGAATGTATTGCTTACGTTGTCACTGTCTTGCAGCGTGAGTTCGGGCGGATCCTTTAGGATCAGCACGCGTTCGATCTTACCTTCAGCCATGTAGATATCGTAGACTCCGGACTGGTTCGGCTCGACCAGGACCAGGTCACTCTCACTAAAGCTAAAGATGTCATTAAGCTTCGTGCGTCGGTCTTTGATAAAGAACCCGTGGGTACGGACGACCTTATATCCCGTGGCCAGCTCATCCGGCTCAAGCTCTTTGCGAGCCTCTTGGATTGGCGTGCTAGCAGTCATCAGGAACACGTCGCGCTTCATGGGCTTTTCAGCCCGATAAGCAGCCGTTTTCTCAGACGGTACGGCCAATGCTTCCAGCAGAGGCTTTACGCCGTAAAACTTGGCGTAATGGTTCGCGAGCTTAGGCTGGCGCTCAAGAACTTTGGCAAACGCTCTCTTAAACGGTGCCGATGCTGCTTTCAGCATCTCCGGGAATTTTGGCTCTGTTTGGGGCGACGGCAATTCGGCATGGCGTAGTGCGGCCTCGAACGGCAACCACGCCGCGCTTTCCTCGTCCGACGCGTATGAGAAACGTGACGTAGTCGGGGGCAGTACGATGTTGCGGATATCCACGTCTGTGGACATTTCTTTCGGAGGCTTAACCGGAGACCCCAACTCCGACACGTCATCCTTAGTAGCCTCTTTCAACCAGTTGCTGGTAAGGGGAAAGAAGCGGTCGGTAGTCCTGGAGTAAAACATCTCCAGAGGCTTGATTGCGCTGTCTGCGACCACGCAAGGCACAAAGACGACGTCATTAGCGTATTGTAGAATGAACGAGCCAATGCCCGTGCCGTTGTCCACGTCCACATCCAATACGCGAAACGTGATAACGTTCTGCATGAGCTCGGGCTGCGTTTTTTGGAACGCCCGGTACGCCAGCTCAGAGAACTGTTGCGTGAAGATAACCTTTTCGTCGTCCTCACCCTGCGGGCTTTGAAATCCGGTGCTGTTGGGGGACTGGGTCAACGGAAAATTCGGCATCGTCGTACTCCTAAAAAGCGAAACGCCCGAAGCTATTATAGCTCCGGGCGCTTCATTGTAGCTAGCGTTTGTTTGAGTGGTCAGCGTGCGTGCAGCGACAGGATAAACTGTTCACGGGCACTCGGTGCGAGCCCCATGACCTGCTGCAACGCCGCCACTTTTTCTTCACGGGTCATGGTAGCCGGAAGGTGTCCGCTGTAATCCATAGCGACCTTCTTGAATGCCTCGTAGTACGCGGCATCTTCGGCTGCCTTGGTCTCAGAGCTCAAGCTGTTGGACACCGTGGGCTCTTCGGCTTTCGGAGCCTTCTGGGTAGCGTACCCCTGTCCAGGGCTCGGCATCTTGGTCTTTCCCTGGCCGACGTTGTGCTCCGACTCCCCGCGATTCTCCAAGTCGAGCTTGGCGATTTGATCCACCTTGGCGGCAGCGGACGGCGTATTGGGTTGCGTGTCCGTAAGCGAACCGTCAGCGGCGGCCTTCAACTGAGCGAGAATGTCGGCGGCGGTCTTGTCCTTGTCCTTGTCCTCGTTCTTCTTGCGCGCCGCATTGATGGCAGCCGCCGCACCAGCAATACTAGCAGCGGTGGCCGCTCCGGCGCCAATGGCCTTTTTGTGGTCCTTCAAGAAATCCACCACGCCACGGTGTCCAGCCTTCGCCGGGAGCGCCAGCATGGCCTGCTTATCGGCCATCATGTTAGGATCCATCGGCCCCGGCGGAACTTGACCGTCTTGGTCGTCCGGGTCTCCCTGCTGTTCCAAGAGTTCCTGGAGCGCTGCGACCAGCTCCGGCGAAGCCAACTCACCCACTTCGCCCTGGTGGTTCAGAATTTGATCAATAGCGGCCTCAGCATCGGACGCCGTCTTGATCGAATCCATGACGGCACCCATCACCTGGAGCCCACGATTACCGGAAGCGCCCAGACCCGCAGCAGCAACCTTTACGGCGTCATTGACGACCATGCCGGGAATGGTGTTTGCCATTGCCTGCACAAACAGGGCTCCGCGATGCGCAGCTTCAGACCTTTCCGCTGCCGTCTTGTCTTCATCGCCCCCACCCAGCGCACGAGAGAGGCCGTAGCCACCAGCCGTGACAGCGCCCAAGCCCAAACCGGCCTTGCCGGCCAAGGGCGCTGCCAGGCGGCCAATGGACGGCAAGTCCTGGACGCGAATCCCGTCAGGCTGCTGACGTAGGGCCTGGGTGTGCTTCATGAGCTCGCGGGCTTGCTGTTGCGTATTGTCTACGAAATCAGCGCCCATCATTCGAGCCTTCGATGGAATTGACTGCAGCATCGCAAGGAGCTGCTGCAACCGGCCATCATCGGCTTGCTTATCAAGAGCCGTCAGGCTGTTGTTCTGCGATGAGCCATTCACAAACTGTTGTTTCCCGACCACACCGCCGCTTGGGAAGTTGGTCTTACCGTAGCCAAGGTTGAACTTGTTTCCAGGGCGGTTCTGCTGATCCAATTTACCGATCTGATCCGTCTGGGCCGACGCCTCAGGGCTGTTCTCTCCCTTGTCCGCCAAGGAGGCGTCCGAAGCTGCTTTGGCCATGCACGCCTCAGAGATCTCGGCGGCGCGCTGCATGGGGTCCATATCAGCTGCGATCTTGGAGAGATTGAGATCCTCCGCAGTCGGGCGGATACCCTGCTTGGCGACTTCGTCAGCCGCCGACTTCAACATTCCAATGATCAGCTCGCAAGACATCTTGTCGAGCGGGCCCGTCAGAACCTCCGGACCGCTGAGCTTATTCGCCACGTAGGCGCACGCCTCAAAAGCGATCTTCTCGCTGGGCCAAGCGATCTTCTGCCGATCGACCAGGGCCGCGTTGATGCCCGTGACCATGGCGTGCTTCATCAAATTAGACATTTTCAGATTCTCCTCAGTCGGTGCTATCGCCGTTGATTGCGCCTACGCCACGAATTGTAGCACGGGCGTGGTTAGTGAGGTCGTATTTAATTGGAAGGGGTTCTGGCGCGGAGCGTTGTACCAAACCACGCACTGTACTATCAATCTTAGGCTGCAAAAAAGCCCCAAGAATTCCAAGACGTGAGGTAACAGGCGTGCCAAGCAGTTGTGTCGCAGCTACGGCGAGATCGCCTTTACGTATTTCTGGGTCTTTGGTGAGGGCAGCTTCGGTAACATTCTTGCTGATATTGTACACATTCCATGCGTTTGACAGGGCCATCAGCGTGTTTGGCTTTCGCCAGTAGTAGTTTTTGTAGAAGTGTCCGAGTCCTTCTGGAACACCCCCAGCGTGGTGGGCATAGTTTCGCATTTCGCGATACAGGCCATACGGATCGCCTAATACAGATTGACGCCCGAATTCCCCTAGCCACTTTGCACCATAGCCCAAGGCGCCTAGGACGCCCGGATTTGTGCGTTCAGGGGTTTGATACGTAAAAGCTCGGCGTAAAGCGTGACTCGGGGACCGAAAGCCAAAAAATCGCGCCGCGTCGTTGACAGCAGCAGTTTTTACGGCGTGAAAGTTAGTCATTGTGTCCCGCCTACGCCCCTGCGCCTTTGTCTTTGTTAAGGCCTTCTAGGTCTTTCGTGGGCATTTAGAATCTCCCTTGCGGTCCGTTTCTTAGTTCAGCTCCGTAAGCATAAGCAGGTACAGCGTGTGTCCCGTGAATATCACTAACCTCGCCAAAATGCACTGCTTGTTGCACGGAACCCTTTAGATAGCGGTGAGCCAATCGCGCCATCCAATCAGGTTCGAGCAGTGGGTTCATGGCGAACGGCTTCATGACGAACTCTACATTAGGCATGGTCTTGCTGACAAAGACCGTTTTTACAGATCGATGTTTAAGCTCGTCCGCCAGGGAAGGCGTGACCATAGTTCCTACGGTGTAGTGTAGTACTTCTCGCCCTAGGCGCTTACCGATCGCGTCTGCCAGGGGTACTTCTTCGGCGTCTTTTAGATAGGCGTCGCGGAACGCGTTGTAATTGAGTGTGTCCCCTTTTAGGAACTCGGGATGATTAGGATCCGCATCAACCAGGCGTACGTGATTGATTTCGCTTTTAGCAAGTAGCTCTAGGTGCCGCTTATCGAGATTGAGGCCGTCGTTTTTGTATACACGGTGTACAGCGTCTACGAAGTACGCACGGCCGGTACCAATTCCTTTTGCGTTTACAAGTTTCGCGGGGTTCGGAACACCATTAGTAAGAGCGTCGCCTTCTTCTACGCGTTTACCTACAGCCACGGTGATGTCCAGATCAGGGCGCGCATACAGCCGTTCGTTGCTCACCGTAATGTAGTGCCCGCCTTGAGGTGCCTTTTCGATATGCGTCACTACACCGGCTTTAGGTGCCAGTACGGCCTCGTACTTGAAAACTTTTGGAACTTCTAGGTACTGCCGTACACCCTTGAGGCCGACAGGCTCGGGTTTCGTTGCCTTGACCGTCAACGTGCTGTGCCGCGCTGACAGCGCCATCTGTGTGAGAGGCTCGGCGAGAGCTTGGGCAGCACGGACGCCGACAGTAGTCCCGATCTGATGTAGTTGGCCCTTTTCAGAGAGGCCTTGGCAGTGTTGGCAAACTCCCTGTGGAGCCGCGCAAGTCATGGGCGACCTAACTAGAAGTGTATCGACATGCTTTGACTTTAGCTCCTGAACCAAGCGCGAAGTCACGAGCGTGTTTCTGGCGATACCGTGATCAGCTTGCGTGTACCTGTCCAGAATGTGTACGTCGTCCACACTCATACGTACGCCACTACTGGTATTGCAGTCTGGAATTGACACGACAGTACCGAGCATGTTGGCTACGAGTACTTTTGCCATTTCGCCTGGCTCTGACACAGAAATACGCGCTTGCACCTCGTTGGCTCGCACTTCGGGCACTGACAGCCAGTACTCCGCTGGCGTCAGTCCTTCGGCATAGGACCTGCGGATCGTAATTGGCTCGATACCTGTTTTCGGGTGCGTCGTCACCAAGGGTGTGGCGACGATTTTCATAAGCTGCCCGACATTTCCACGAGCACCCGACAGCGCCATTTGCGTCATCGTACCTGGGTGTTTCTTCGTGTAGTCGATCAGCTTGGCCTGGGTATCGACAACAAGCTTTTCGCGCTCGGCTTTAGATAGCGTCTTATCCAGCTTATTTAGCGCCGGCTTAAGAATTTCGTCTCTAGCCTTGTAGTCGGGCTCAATGTCATCCAACCCGACAGATACGCCTTCCAACGTAGCGATCTCATCGCCGCGCCGCTTTAGCGCTGTAATCGACTTTACGTACAGCTCAGGGTTGGTTTTAGCCAAGCCGACCAGGTGATCGTGTAGCCCTTTATTCGTGATTGGGCCGTTGATCTTGTGTGACTCGGGTAGCACGTCATTAATCAGCATGCGCCCGACGGTTGTGATCTGACCCATTACACGCTCCCAATCGAGTCCTGCCGGCCAATGACCTGATCACCGTATCCTGAGTACAGTGGGACACTCGGACCGAATAGGTTCTTGCGGCCGGTCGGACTAGGGCCTTTCTGTGGGTCGCCGTACCCGAAGTTTGTCTGCTGAATAATCTGCGCGAATGTCTCGACCGGTTGCTCACTATCTTGAAACAATGCAAACTTTCTGAGGACGTCCAGCACGGCCGCCTTCTTGATCGAAGTGACACCGGAAGTTCGCTCCGCATCTTCGAATTTGCCTTTTAGGTCCTTAAGGCCCGGCGATGGGTCGGTATACCAGCCGCGTTGCCGCTTCTTCAGCCCTGTCTCATGATGCTGTGTCATTTTTCGCCTCGAAGATAGCGTGCCAGGTCATCGGCGTGGCCCTGGCACTCAACGGCATAGTTTTGCGCCAGCCCGTTCAGGGCTACATCGGCCGACGTAGCCCTAAATAGATCCGACCATAGGCGAACGGAATCCAGCTCTAGTTTTTTAATGGTCTCGAACATCGCCTTTGCATCAGCGAGGTCTACTCCATTTAGGTGGTCTAGCGTGACACTAGGTACGACATCGCCGCCTAGCGCGGTCACCTTTTTGTTGATCTGATAGAGCTGTTCCCGCTCTTCATTAAGGTGCGTGTTGAAGTGCGCGTAGATACCGTCTCTGGCCTTGTCGCGCAATTGGTCGCCTAGGTGAATGTACGTGATAATCAACGCGTACTTGTGCCGGGCTAGCTCCTTCAAGCGATCGAGATTACTAGTCTCGGGCGCTTTACTAGCTGATTTTACGGCGTGAAATAGCTCGCTCTCCTCAAGAATCTGCGCCAGTTTCGTTTGGGTCATAGTTAGTCACGCACTCCACTGGGTACAAGGATAGCGCGTCTTCTGAGGTAAGCCCAGTGTCCTCAGGCTCCTGATCTTCTTGCCAAGATGCCTGCTTAGTGGACGTCAACTCAATTGTATCGTGCTGGCTGATCTCGCCTTTACGCCAAGCCGCCTTAGCCTCTTCCACGGAGTTGAATTTGCGCACCGGGGCTCCTTTAGGCGTGGCAGAAGATGCTAGAGCAACACCGATTACAGCCTCGTGCTGCGGGAACGCGAGAATTTTGTCTCGCGTTTGATCGCTGAGCAGCATGTTACTCAGCGTCATCTTTTTTGCATCTTCTACTGCGCCTACTTGAATTGGTGCATGAACTTGCAAGGTATCGCCGTCGAAGTCCAAGTTCATGCCCTTCTCAATAAAAGGACTCACGCGGATCGTCTTGCCCGATACCGGCTTAGGGTAGGCTGCAATGAATGACCAACGATGCAGCGTAGGTGCACGGTTGATGATGACAGGGCGTTCTTTGCTCTCAGCAATAAGCGCCGCCTTCGCAACAGCCGTTTTCTTATCGACCTGCTCTCGTGCTTGCAGGGCTGAATACCCTTGGCGCACCAGCCTAGCTACAATCAGCTTGTCTAGCATTTGCCAAAGCATTTGTTCCGGAATGCCGACTTCATCCATACCCAAATTAGGGTCAGGAACCGCTGTACCACGCCCAGATACGTCTAGCGTGCGGCGCATCAGCTTTCTTTGAAAGAAGCCGCCTTTGGGCGTACCGACTCCTGCGATGTTTTGCAGATAGCCCTTTACTTCTTGTTTTTTTAGCTTTTCGTCCACGGGGGCGTGTGTTCCAAAAACTGCACCAACGGCATTGAACATCAAGCCTCGGTGCTTTGGTAGATCGCTGGTGAGTGCCGTGTTCTTTAGGACGTCGTTGGCGTCCATCAGGTTGCCGTACAGCTTGTTGGCGTCGCCAATAGAGACGTCGGCCGGGTTGTGTACGTCCGGCAACACTGGCCTAAATACAGGTGGGATCACCGGCACCTTGGAGATGACGTAAGCCTCGTGCGGTTTTAGGCCCTCGGCCTTTAGCGCACGCAGGTACTTGATCTGCTTGACCACATTATCGAGGTCCGCGCCCTTAGCAGTTTTCATTTGTTCGGTAAGGGTCTTCAAACGAGCGTCGACATCGACCGTGCTTCGGAGTTGATCTCGGAACCAGGCACCGCCGTGTTCTTCCAACTTTTGCGTAAACTGTTTTTCAGTCAGGCCGAGCAGCCGCCGGATTGGCTCGACGAACACAGGGTTGGGAATTGGCTCGTGGAGCTCAATGTGCGAGTAAAGCGTGCCGTTCGGCCCACCTGTCTTGAGGACATCGAACAAGCCGCCTTTTTCAGCTTTTAGGTTTTTAGCGATAAGGGTCTTTTTGTTTTCGATAGCTCCCTTGCTGCGTGCGAGCACATCCCTGTCCGTCATGGGTAGCAGCTTGATCTTGGAATCGCGCTTGTCTACCTTGATACCCGCACCTTCCAACATTGCAGTGAACTTGTTGTAGGCAAACGTTGGTTTCGCCGTAGGCAGTGGCGTCCCAAGCTGGATTGCTCTCCAGAACTCTGTGTTCTTTTGGCTGCGGATGGTCGCGTTTTCTTGCAAGATGTTCCTGGCGTTGTGCGCGATAATCGCGTCGAGCTCCATCTTGCCAACGCCTTTGGCGCTCTCATCGCCTCCGGTCTTGAGCGGTTGTTCGTTACCGTCGTAAGGGCCGACGCCATGGCCCGAGAAGTTGGTGTCTGTAGACTTGAACAACTTGTAGATGTACTGCCGCCCGACGAGGACACCTTTTCCATCGGAGCCCTTGATGTGGCGCCCGGTGACAGGGTCGAACAGTACTTCCTTGTCTTTCACGCCATGCTTTTTGAGCAGGTCTCGAGCCCATTGCACCGTGTTGTGCTGTGCTGCATTGTCATAAAGAATCGGCTTGCCGGTTTTCTCTGCGACTTTGCCCACGGCCGTTTCAATGATTTGAGCTGGGTTGATTCGAGACACAACGCCGGCGCTGGTCAACAAGAGATCGATGGGGCGACCTTGTTCGTCCTTCAACATTTCGTGATCTGGAACAATGCGCGACACTACGCCCTTGTTTCCGTAGCGTCCGCAGTTTCCGGACCACACGGGCTTTCCGTTGCGGCGTACATAGAGCAGCCCGCCGGGCACGGTCAGGCAGTAGACCGGACGCGCGTAGTTCGAAACAACGCTGTCCGACGTCTTTCCGTGGTGGTTGACTTCGGGCGTGGTCTTCGCGGTGATGATGCGAACAGCGTATTGCTCGCGGCAGCTATATGTACGTCCTTTGATCACCTGGACAGGCTTGTGGCGTCTCTTGATGTTGGCCGCGTAACCGATGTGAAGGCAGAGCCTTTGTACGTCGTCTGCCAGGCGGGGTGATGTGGTTGTGTAGCAGATCGGACGTCCGGTAGCGTTGGTGTGCCCGTCGCCCCACATAAGCCACTGAAACAACGTCGTGAGCGTGGATCGCGACCACGAGAACACAAAGTCCGGCAAATGCTTCTCGTACGATTTTCCAAGGGCTTTGAAGTGTTCGTACAGCGTTTTTGAGTAGATACGGACCTTGGTCTTGTTCCCGTGCTCGTTGAACTTGATGCCCAGTGCGTTTAGCGTTGAAAGCAGCTTCGCGCGGTTCCCGCTCTTCATCTGTGTGATGTCGATACCGTAGTTTCCAGACGACGGCTGGTTGACGAGGTTGCCTTCCGAGACGAAAGCTCCAAGGAGCATTGCGTAGGTTGCTGCAGGGAGCGTCAGGTCCGGCAACTTACGAAAGCCGCGACCGGCCTGTCCGGCACGTACGGTGTTTCCGGAAATTACGACAGGGTGATCTTCTCCAGACCAGTTCGCATCTTTCTTGTACTCGACGTGCTCGCCGACGATGCTGCGCGCCTTCTTGAAGGCAAAGGTCCCCCCTGCCTCCTTCGGGTTGCGCACCCACATGTTGTGATCCATCGTGACGAACAGATCGACCTGCTGCGTGTCCAGCCGGTACATCTCCCCGCCTTTTTGGTACACGTGTTTTGCCGAAGGAAGCTCGTACTTCAGCTCACCGTCTTGCAGCGTTGCGACCTTGTCGCTCATTTTCACGGCGTGAAACGACTTCCAACCACTCTCTGTGAGGACTTCGGTTTCCTCGTCGTAGCAAAGCTTGTCTCCGATGTTCATGCTTTCAAGGGTCTTTACAAGAATCGCAATTTGCGAACCGGTTCGCACCACGTCCACTACGGTTCCCGGCGTACCGTGTTCCCACAACAGTGATACTTCTTTGTAAGGCTTGACTAGAGACTTGGAGATACGACCCAGCATGAGATCAGCACCCTGGATCTGTGTTTTGGTCAGCCCTAGCACGAGTGGATCCTTGGGGTCGACTTTTGCCCCGACCTTAATGACGCCCGTATCGTCCAGCTTGTTGTATTGCTGGAGCGTAACTTTGTTCCCGTAGTAGTTTCGGTGCTTGGCTTTTGACAGCTCGATTGTTGAATTCAGTGGGTACACTTCCCGGTACATGTGCTCACTAGTCAACTTTTTAGACGCGCTTTCGCTAATTACGACCGCATCATTTGAGTTCAGACCGTGATATGGGATGTACCCCACAAGCAGGTTTTTACCCAGGGCGAGTGTTCCGTCGCGCGTGTAGTTAGAGTCACCCATGCGCTGACCTTCTTGCACCTTGTCGCCTGGCTTTACCGCCAGCGTGTGATGCAAGAACGTCTTGGATGGGAATGGGAAGTTTTCTTGGAAGGGCACTTTAACGAGTCCGGCGTCCGATGCCGCCGACTTTTCGAAATCTTCTGAATCAGGGTCGATGGAAGCGCCAACCAGGTCCAGGAGTGATCCGGTCATCGCCGCTTTCTTTACACCGTGCGGACGGATGTAGATGTACCCATCTTTGATCTTCTCCACGGTGCCGCTTACCGGAGCGGTAGGCACAACCATGTGTCCGAAGATAGTTTCGTAAGACACGTCCTCACCGTGCGGACTTTGTACCTGGACGTAGGGTGTCTCACGTTCTACCAAAGGCAGCGCCTGGGTTCCCATCTTTGAACCCATGATTGCGCGATTCCCCTGAATGTTGTGGATCATGGGAATCAGGGACGTAGCGGGCGAGTATTGGTGCGACACGTGGAGCATCTGATGTGTCACTTTAGACGCATCAATGTTCTGGACTTTGCCGTTAACGAAAGCCTTGACAAGTCCCTTGAGCTTTTCGTGGGGAAAAGCAACCACGTATTTGTCGAGGTCTCCTGCTTTCAGCAAGGTCTCTTTGTTGTTTTTTACGTCGTAAACAACCGTGAAGAGGTTGCCCTTGTCGTCGCGATGCGCGGTCAAAGTGGCGCGAATATCCACGCCCGCATGGTTGCTTTCTGGTGTGCGAATTGGGTCCAGCGCGCCAAAGTGCGTGTTATGTGTCATGCGCGCCGCGAACGGAATAGCGCGATCCGATGGAATGCCGCCTTCTCCAAGAGCTGTGACCTTTACGGCATGGTCGATCAACTCCATAGGGTTGATCCCGCTCGGCACCGCCGTGAGCGACGACGTGGTGACAAATTTGTTGATCGTCGGCGTGAGCGGGGCCGGATGCAGCGCAGCACGAATGTCGGTTTTGCCGTTAAGGGCCCTTTTGGCTTTCGGCGCCCACTCTCGGGCCCCGAGACGTAGACGCTCAGCCAGAAAGTCGTCAACGGCGTGGAAAGTCTTAAACGCCAAAGAATCCGTATCGTCTACGTCTTGTTGGCCTTTGTGGACATTCACGAGCTTTTTGGCCGCATCCAGGAGCGCATGCGGGGTTACACTGCTGTGACCGTAACCTAGCGTGTGCGATGTGACGTCGGGGTCGAGCGTGGTCACAGCGTAACGCTTTTTGATCGCTTCGACCTTCGCATCTAGGCTAGCACCTGGGCTACGCATGGTGGCCGGCACAAGCTTTTCGTAGAGTTTGTTGATAGCCGTTTCTGTTTGGTGGCCTTGCGCCACCGCGTTGGCTTTCGCGAGCTCCGGCCCTAGAGCAGTCGCGATATCGGCGTGACTGACGCCCAGACCACGCAGCGCAGCGTAGAGCGGGATATTGCTAGTTCCGTACTGTAGGGCGAAAGTACCCTTGGCCCCGTTGAACCCCAAATCAAAGTTGGCCCCGCGCCCAAGATTGAACACGGTTTTAATCTCGCCGTTTTCCCCCTGCTGTGTGTACACGCCGGGCTTACGTCGCAGCTGATTTGCAAACTGGTACTCGTTGCCGTCCGCGATAACGGTATGCCGCTCTGTGAGGTACGGCAAATGTACGAGGGTGAAGTCTTTGGCACGATCCAGTTCTTTGCCGTTCGCGTCACGGAGCACCAGAGTGCCTTTAACCGGTACTCGTAGAGAATCACCGCGTAGAAGAGCCTTTTTTTGCTCGTCCGGCGAGAATTCACGCCGTGAAATGTTGATGTCCTCTACCGTCAGGGCGCGCGTGCCTACGTTAAGCTTGATGGCTTCCTGCAGGGCTTTTGTGGCCTTATCGTAGATCTTATCGCGCAGCGTAGCCGCGTCGATCAGGACCGGTGTGATGGTAGACGACATGCCCAAAAGAATAACACAAAACCTGGTAAAAGCAGGTGTCATCCACCTTGTTAGGTGATGACAGGAGTGTATGGGCTATTGGTCATCCGAGCAGTCTATCAGTTTGTGATCTTTCTCCTCACCAAAGGGCCTGTGACCTAAGGAGATACGTCGCAAACTGACCTGTCTAGTAAGTAGTGCACTCGAAAGAAAGAGGGGTTACGGCCCCTCTTTCTTTTTTGGCTGGAGCCATTCCAAATGCACTTGAATGGCGCCCGACTTGAGTGTGTCGATGTTTCGGGTTACGAGTTTGTATCCCTTTTCGTGGATGGTGTTGATCTGCGCGATGTACGCGTCGCGCTCGTGGTGCGTACAAACACCCGGCATGGCCGTATCTTCGGCTTCAACGTCGTTTTCGTCTTCTGGCGTTGCGTCATTTGTTGTGTTTCGTCGACAATCCGAACACGTCCCTTTTGGGCGGTGGATTGTAAACACGTGGCAATGGAACTCGTGCAAAGCCTTTGGCTTTACAGGGTTCTTAATAGGCGTCAGCGCCTCGAATGGGTTAGCGTACGCCGGCTCTTGTGCCTCGTTGATGATGTCAGCAAAAGACTTAGACATTTTTGATTATCCTCGTTGTTCGGCCTTGGCCGCCTGTTGCGCATTTAGGCTCATTTGATCTAGGACAGACCTTACGCATGCGTACATTACGGCGTCTTCGCCCTTAAGCGCATCCAGCCTAGATCGCATGGTGCCTTCATCGTATTGGCTGTATTCTTCAGCGATCTGACGTGCCTGGTCCATGACCCTAGCCGGGTCATAACTTGCACCGCCTTGCGCCAGCTGTGCTTGTGCCAGAGCTTTTTGTGCCAAAGAAGACTGCAGTTTTTTGGTTGCCACTTCAAGCGCCATGTTGGCCTTGGTCGCGGCCAGAGCGTCTTCGTTCATCTGCTCTCGCTCGTGGGACCAATCAATACCCAACACCTCTCCGATGCGGGAGTCGGAAATCTTCCCCTGCATCCAAAGCTGCAGATAGATTTGTTTGTTTTCGACGTCTTCGATTAGCTTAAAGTCTGCCAGTCGGGTTGGTACGCTTTTCCAACCCAAGAAGGTTGTGCAGCGTCTTTCGACCCATTGGACGAGGCCGTTGAGGTCTTCGATATGCGTCTGCAATTGATTTTCGATCATACGGAGCGTGATCTCTCCACGAGTCTGACCCAGACCACCAGTGAGAAACTCCAATGGAACGCCCATCGCAAGCGCGATGTTCTTTTCGGCCGCCTCGACTTCCGCGATCGTGAGAAGCGCCCGGCCTTCGCCGCCAATATTCTGTACTCCCACGGGGATGGGCGACACCTGCATACGAAGCGGGTCTCGGCGCCACTGCTTATATTCGTTGGTAAACTTCTCGCGCCACTCTTCCAAGTCAGTGCCCGCATAAGGATCTGCGTTTGCGCTGCTAGCCAGAGGGTGCACAACTCGGAACGGCGTGATGTACTCCAGTGCGATAGCTTCATTTGCGCGTCGCAACGTCGCTGCGAACAGGAAGAGCTTCAACGCTGCCGTGAGCGGGGGAAACCCCCACTGCGAGTCGATACCTGCAGGTCCAGGAACGCGCATGTGATAGATCTGGTCGGGCGCGAACTTGAACGTCTTGCGTTCCTTGATGGTGCGCAAGAAGCTCATTGGGAGTGTTGAGATCAACAGCCTGCTACCGCTGCGCACCTTATCTACTACAGAGCGCGGAATTTCGTAATAGTACTCGCGCTCACCGGTGATGGGGTTGTAGTCGATGTCGATTAGTTTTGGATCCCAGCGCGTAATTTGGATTTTTGTTGAGTCGAGGAGTTTTTCATCGTGGACGAGCGCTACCCCTCGGCTCTTACACGCGCGGCAAGCCATTTTGAATTCAAGCTTGTCGATGTTGAAGGTCCAGTCCGCGTTCTTGATGTCTTCTCGGCTTTTACAAGTTTGACAAATCAAGGTCCGCTTGAACGGCTCCATGACCGAAGTGAAACTGTTGCCGTAAACGTGTTTGTCGAAAGAAGCGAGTGTAGCCACGCCCTTGAGATTGATGTCCTGCTCGCACAGCTTTTTGTGTCGCGCTTTTTCGCTGGGCGACGGCGAGTCAAAGACAAAGGACGTGATCGGCAATTCGCCAAACTTTCTAACGATCGCGTAAATATGCGCACTGTTGTAGGCTAGATACTCAGCCCACTTAAGTAGGTCTTTGAGCTTTCTCGGCGTAAACGCCGTTAGGAAGTCAAACGCTGGATTTGGGTGGGAGAGCCCCGAGAGCATTGGCAGGTCTGGGTTCAGGTCAGAATTCATCGTCATAGAGGAGGCTCGTGGTGAAAGTTTATGGAGATGTGATCAACAACACGCCGGGTTTTCGGCTGCGCCCTACCGGACCGTCACCGGAGCCTTGGCGTAGGGTTACTGGAGCGTTGATGATCGGCGCTGACTGGTGGTTTCCAGCTTACTACCCATTTGGGCGTAGCGCAGTAAGCGATCTCAAAATAGTAGCACCCCAGTTGGAGTGGGATATTTCTACGCAACGGCATCTATCAGCATTGCGCGTGGCTCACCAGCGCTGGACTATTGCCAAGCGAGCGTTTTACGAAGGGGGTCCGGATCTGGATCTGGATCTGGATTTTCCCAGCGATTTTACGCCGTACAAGCATCAACGCTTGGGTATCGCCATGTCTTCGTTGTGGTGGCGCGCCTTCTTTTTATGGGAGATGGGTACCGGTAAGACGCGCACAGTCATCGACGGCTTCAGGTTTTCACGCCGTGAAAATCCAGACCTCAAACGCATGCTCGTACTAGCCCCTCCGGTTGTGATTCCAACATGGGTCGACGAGGTAGCGCGTTGTTCACAAGGCGCGCTGCGGGCCGTTGTTGTAACGGGAAGTGACAGCTCATGGGCAGATGCGCAAACTGCCGATGTTGTTGTTGCGTCGTATGCGCGAGCGCGCCTAGAGATGGCTCCTGACGCCCCCAAGCGCTTTTTGACCTTGAACTTTCAGCAAATCGTCGGCGATGAATCACACTCCATTGGGAGTGCAGAGTCAGAGCAGACTAAGGCAGTGCTTCAGTTGTCGACTTTGGCCCCTAGACGCTATTTGCTTTCCGGGACAGCGGCGGACCATCCGGGAAAACTCTATCCGCAATTTAGATTTTTGTCGTCTCAGCTTTTGGATATGACTTGGGAGAAGTATCAGGAGCAGTACTTCTCGCGTTCTAAGTTTCGCAAAGGTCAGGTGTTTAGCTATCGTCATCTGGACGACCTGAATGCTCGTGTCGACGCCATCGCAAGCCGGATGAAGAAACGGGACTGTATCGATCTGCCGCCGGTGACATTCGTGGATATCGGATACGACCTGACATCGGCTCAAATCGACGCATACGACGCATGTATCGCGAGGCTCCGGGACCGCGAACTTTATCAGCGTCTACTGTCTGGCAAAGGTGTAGCAATCGTTCACGGCGCCGCGCTGGTGAATAAGCTTTTGCAGGTGCTTTCTGGATTCATGATCGAAGGTCCCGACCCATCCGTGTGTGATGGCTGCGCGCATCTTTTGGGATGTGTGACCGCGAACATTCGACCATACACCCCGGATTGTCAGGTAGTTAAGCTGCGTCCTAAAAGCACGATTCAACGCATTGCCTCACAAAAGCCTGAGATGTTTAGGAACTTGCTCCGTACGATTCTGGAATCAGACGCTACGAATAAAGTAATCGTCTGGGGGACGTATATGGAGGAGCTGAACGCCATGGAGGCGATCCTAAAAAACGAGGGCGTAGGCTACGTACGCGTAGATGGCGGCTCTACTTCCAAGATCGGGCCGCTGGCAAAAGCCTTTCAGAGCGACCCTGATTGCCGCGTCTATCTGGGGCAGATCCGATCTGGAGTTGGTGTTACTTTGACGGCCGCCAACTACATGATCTACTACTCTCTGACGTGGGACCTGAAAGATTACAAGCAGTCCTTGGAGCGCAATAACCGTCCCGGTCAAAAACGAGATATGACCGTGTATCGCCTTCTTTCTAACCGGGAGGGCGCGTTGGACCGCTTTCTTGCTCGTGTTTTGACTTTTAAAGATCAGGTCGCCTACACGATGCTCGAACGCGTAACCTGTTCGAGTTGTCCGCAGCAAACCCTTTGCGCCAAGGCAGAGGTACGGCCATTCAAAAAAGGCTGTAAGTACGAAGCAAACGTTGACCGCCCGCAGGCAAGGGCGGACTATCTAGGAGCGAGGTACATCGATGCAACTGATTTTGGGGACGACGGATCTACAGAAGGCTTTGATGCTGTATTTGCAGACGTTGGGGATTCAAGTAGTGAACCCGCTGACTGATGTGCAGCTTGAGTACGACGAGGCCGCCAACGGCATTAGGGTTGTCGTGGAGGTCGCGTCAATTCAAGGCCCGCAAGTATCCAAGAAAGTTAGCACCGAACAGCCGAGCGCTGTAGCGCCTGTAGAAGCCACTGCACCCACCGGTGAAGAGGGGGCGGTAGGTACCACGATACCGTTCCAGGACATCACGAACGACTCCATGCTGGCGTTGGTGGCTCAGGGGGCGAATCTTGCGTATACGACCAACCGTAATTCAACTGTGTTTATTGACACGCTGAATACATCACCAACCGATGGCGAGGGCTCAGATGGCTAAACGCGAGTTACCGGTGCTGCCTGAAGGTTTTGCAGACAACGCTCTGCCTACTGGTACATTCTCGCATTCCCAATACGGCCTCTATAAAAAGTGCCCCAAAGCCTATGAGTTCCGTTACGTAAAAAAAGAGGTGGTCCCGCCTAAGGCCGCGATGACACAGGGCGTGCTTGTTCACGCGGGCGTAGAACACGCCTTGCGGTCTAAGATGGCCAACGCCACCGCATCTCTTGACGAGGTGGAGTCCGTTATCACGACCGAGTTTAACGCCTCTAAGGACGGCGTTGACTGGGAGGATACGGCGCCAGATTCCGTTCGTGTCAGCGCGATTAACGCTTATAGGCTGTATCACCAGCGGGCGCTTCCCACAGTACATCCACAGGCAGTGGAATCGCTAATTCTGTATAAGGCAGGCACCGTCCCGGTCTTGGGGTACCTCGATTTGATCGACCAGATACCGGGAGATCCAGTTAAGGTCGTAGTGGACCTTAAGACATCGAAGGCTAAGTGGTCGGATCGCGACATTGACACGGACACCCAGCTTACCTTGTACGCGCTCGCAACAGGCATTCCGCACGTACGTGTGGACAATTTGGTCATCCGATCCAGTACGTCCGAATTTCAACAACTTGAGCGCATGCGGAGCGTTCAGCAGATGCGCGTACTGACGGAGGATCTCGAAGAGACGGTAGCGCTCATTAAGGCCGGCATTTTTCCTAAGACGTCCATTGACTCGTGGATGTGCACGCCCAACTGGTGCGGGTACTGGACGCAGTGCCGGGGGCGAAAGTATTAAACCTTTTACGTCGTAAAAAATTGATGGTAGTGTCGCGGGATGCACGATAAGTACGGGGTCGTCACAAATTCTGAAGATGCTGTGGTAGAAGGAGATGCTCGACAAAAGGTGGGTTCCAAAACCCCTGACCGTCGCCCTCTTCAGCATCTGGCAACGGAGGCTAAGTGTCCAAGATGCGGAGCGGACGTCGAAACAGCGGAAAACTCACAGTCAGCGAGCTCAATCACCTTTCGGAGGTGCCCAAATTGCGGGACCGCGCCCTTCGAGCGATGACCCGAGAGTACTCTCATCTTTTTGCTGATGCGGCGCTACACAAGGCCATCGTTACTTTTTTGTTTGCTCAGTACTTGACCTCCGCAGGAACTGAGGATCAAATCGCCATCGAGTTCTGGAGCGTCTATCGGCACATCGCGGAAGGACGCCCAATTCTTGACTTCCAATTTAAACTCATCGATCACTCCACTACCGTCTCGCACCTTCGAAGGCTAATCAACGGGGTACGAGCGGATTCACACAACGGACAAACAAATGACGACCACTGAGAAGACCGAGAAGACCACCAAGCGCGCGCGTTCCAAGTCGGAGGAGGCTGCGCCGGCCGCGACGTTCCCCTACGAGTTCTTGGAGGCTAAGGTCACGTCGGACGAAGTCGATCCGACCGACCTTATTTTTGCTCCGTTCGACAGCCGCGCGAACAGCGACAAGGTTGAGCTCGACGAATCCTTCGTGAAGGATATTCAGGCGAACGGTATTCTGCAGGCGCCGCTTGTCACGCTGGTGCGTGATGTGGCTACTGGCAAGACGGGCTACATGCTCGTCGCGGGTCGCCAACGTGTGCGGGCGGCAATCCAGCTCAAGATGAAGACCATCCAGGTCACGGTGCGCACGATGACCCTGTTGGACGCGCTTGTCGCGTGCGGTTCGGAGAACATGAAGCGGAAGCGCTTGTCGTTCTTCGACGAGGCTACGTACATGCGCATGTTGGTCGAGGAGCACAACTTGACCCGTACGAACCTCGCGCAGCGCCTGGACATCAGCAACGCCAAGGTCACGCAGTACCTTGCTGTTTTCGAGCTCGACGAGCGCGTCCAGAAGATGGTTCGCAAGGGCAACTTCGGTGACCAGGTTGCGACGAAGGTTCGCGAGATCAAGAACTTCACGGACGGCGATGTGCAGTACGCCGTGGCGTTGAAGGCCGTCGAGAAGGGCTGGACTTCTGACGACATCAAGGAGGCGTATGCGCGTTTCGAGGCCAAGGAGGCCGAGCGCGAGAAGGCGCGCAAGGAGAAGGAGAAGGCCAAGGCGTCTGCGAAGAAGGCAGCCAAGGGCGGCGCCGAAGAAGAGGAAGAGAGCGAGGAGGAAGAGGCTCCGGCGTCGAAGTTCGATGCGTCGAAGATCTCGGTCATCAAGCCCAACTACATCCACAGTCTCCTGGATATGGTTCAGGCTCGCATTGACAAGATCCGGTCGGTCGAGGACGAAAAGGACATCGACGTGGAGAAGCTCGCGTTTGAGCGTGGCAAGCTCGAAGGCCTCAAGTTGGCGGGCGGCCTCAAGGCTCTCCCCAAGAGCCTCGAAGAGTGAGATCACAAGACGTCGTTTAGACGTCTAACGCCTTTTGCGGCGTACGCCGATTTTAGCTTTGTTAGGGCCTCACATTTAACGATGTTGAGGCTTTTTGCTGTGTGCGTACCTAAACCCAAGTCGTAGATAAACTGCGCCAGTTGGGTGTTAGATAGCTCTACACCGCGCAAACCAAAGCTGTACGTTAGCGTCAGTCGCTCCACGAGCGTCAATCCAGGAGTCTGCAAAGCTTGCAATGACCCGAGTTCACGCCGTGAAACATTGCGCTGGACGTCATCGTCGCTAGGAAGCGTAACGCCGTCTAGATCTGTAACTGCAGGTTCTTCGACGTTGCGCCGCTTAGCTTTCGCATCCGGGTCGTCTGTCTTTTTGTGCAGTTCTTTGCGGGTGTGGCTGGGGACATGAACCACACCTAGCTTATGCAGATGTTCCTGCATGTAGACTCGGATCCAACTTGCCGCGTAGGTAAGAAATCGCGTTTTGAACTTTAGGTCAAAGTGCGAAATCCCGACCATAAGGCCAATATTCCCTTGGCCGATGAGGTCTTTCAGTAGCGTAGCGTCACTTGTTTTTCTTCCTGCCTGTTGGATGACGAACCTCAAGTAACCGCACGCTATTTCACGGCCGATCTTCGCAAGCTCGCGAGCACCTTGATTGCGGTCTTGCGAAGATCGGCCGTGTTCACTTTTATGCCGAGCATCGGCATATGCTTGAAAAAGCTTTCTTTCTTGTTCTTTTGTGGGTAGAGCGTAACGCCCGACTTCAAGGAAGTACTGGCTCGCTACGGGGTCCGTAATCTTTGGAGACTTCGGCGGGGATTTTACAGATCTCTTACTTCGTGTATGCTTCATATCCACTCCCAAGCACCCTTTCACAAGGACTGTGTACCAATGACTCGAAAGTCTACCACCAACACCACCAACACCACCACCAACCACGACGATGACGCCGATGTTGTGATTGTCGAGACTACGGAGGCGGGATCCTCCGTGGGAGAT